TTCACACCAGTGGGCAGGTAGATCGGGTAGTTGCCCAGGGTCAGCGTGAAAAGCGCCGGAAGCACGTCGTTGTTGACGATCCAGACGGCCTTGCCAAATGAGCCGGGCGGCAGGCGCGAGATCATCTTGGCCAGGTTCTGGGCCAACAGCGTCTGCGTCGCCTGACCCGACTCCTTGGCCACGGTCACCGTGGTGGCGTTGCTCATGCATCCGACCGGCAAGCCAGTACCGGAGCCGAACAGGATCGACTCGTTCGTTTTCCAGCGAATGGAGGTGGCGATCTTGTCGGGCAGGTAGGTCGACAGGGCATTGGTGTCGTCCAGCAACTCGTCGGTCACCGGCACCAGGGCCATGAGCTTTTTGAGGCGCAGCGTCGACAGGCCCAGCACCGGCTTGGTACCGATGGCAGAAGCCGCTTCACCTTGCCAATAGGCACGGATGCCGTTGGTGCCCCAGGGCGTTGTCTCGTCCTTGGGGAAGGCCATGGTGTTGCCCGTGATCTCCACGTTGTCGGTCATGGGTAGCAGGGAGTCCTCGCCCAAAGACAACTGGAAGATTTCCTGGGCGAACTGAGGCGGAACCAGAAAGCCGCCGTCCTGGGCCGAGCCTTCATTGCCGAAGGTGGCAGGAGCCACTGCGTTTCGGCCCGATCCGATCAACAGCCGCTCATCGATGGAGGCACCAGGGTTTTGCGCCTGGCGCACGGTCTTGAGGAAGTCGCCCACACTCTTGAAGCCGTGCTTGGGGTCAGCGGCGGCGTTATCCACCACCGTGATCACGCCAGTCCTGGTCAGTTGAGAGGGGTGGTTCATCTGCGCCTCTTCTGCAATCAGGGCAGCTTCACGGTCAATGGCGTTTGATGCCGCTTCGATCCTGGCCTTGAGGGCTTCGAAGGCAGCGACCTCTTCGTCGTTCATGTCGCGCTGCTCGGCGGCAGCGATGTCAGTCAGGGCGCGTGCGTCCTTGACCAGGGTGGCTTTGCGAGCTTGAAGCTCACGCAATTGCTTGCTCATTGGTTTATCTCCAGAAATGAAAAAGCCGCCCGGTCGAAATGACTCAAGGCGGCGACAGGGATCACGACCAACGGGTCGCAGGGGGACGCAGTCCTCAACGGAGGACTGCAAGGGAAAAAGTTGAAGTCAGACCAGCATCAAACCAGTGCGAGAGCGTCTCGCGCCTGTTTCAGGCGGGAGTGGCTTTTCTGGGGCTGGCTGCGAACGGCGTTGCCCATGACCTTGGCCTGCATGCGTGCCAGAACATCATCGAAGGACGCAATGCCATCGACCATGCGCTGCGCCAGGGCAGCATCAGCGCCCAGCACCCGGCCTTCGCCCATGCCGTTTCGGACATCGTCAACCGCGACACCTCTGCCCACGGCCACAGCCTGGATGAAAGCGTTGTAGTAGTCGTCCACACGAGACTGCATGAAGGCCTGCGCTTCAGGATCCAGCGGCAAATAGGGGTTGCCTTCGACCTTGAACTTGCCAGCCGAAATCAGGGTGGGTTTGACGCCTTCTTCTTCCAGCGCTTTCGAATAGTCGAAGTGCGCCTGCCACACACCAATGGAGCCCACCTCACCACCAGGGGTCACGTAGAACTCACTGGCAGAGCAGCCGATCCAGTAAGCCGCCGAGGCAGCCAGGCTGTTGACCACGGCCACCACGGGTTTTTGGGCCCGGGCCTTGACGATCTGCGAGGCCAGTTCGGCCACGCCATAAACGCTGCCGCCAGGGCTGTCGATGTCGATGAGGATTTGCCCCACCGTGTCGTCGGTCAGGACCTGACGCAAGGCCGAGGTGAATTGCTGGGTGCTGGTGCTGCCGGGGCCCGAGATGTCATCGACCATGTTGCCCCGCTGGGTGACCACGCCATACAGGGGCAGCACGGCAATGCCAGAGCCCGCATTGGCCGCAGCCATCTGTTTGCGGGTATCGCGCAGCACCCGCTCCGACTGGATCTGGAACATCGCCTCATCGGTTGGAGGCTCGCCCGCTGACCAGCGGGTCAAGACCCCGGCCATGGCCTGCAGCCGCTCGGGCATCAGGGCCCACGGGGTGGTAAAAAATTCGGAGAGCAGAAGTTGTCTGTTCATGTGTGTATTCCCAATTGAATAAGGGACCGGGACAGCGCAGGTTCATCCTCGAGTGATGGAGCCCCCTGCGCCCAGTCCTCTACTACCGATGGAGGCAGACTGAAGGTCTGGGCGATCAGGTTGATTTCGTTGGTACCCATAGCCCCTTTTTTGCAGATGCGACGGGCCAGTCGCTGGGCGTTGGACTCGACCAGGTTTCGCAGGCGTAGGCTCAACTGCTGGTTTGGTTCAGGACTGGCATCAGTGTCGGAATCCTGAAATTCGATTTCCGCGTCCTCGGCGTCATCCTCTTCGACCATGTTCAGCGGCCGCAGCGGTTGATCGAGCCCTGCGATCGGGTTGAGGTTTTCTGAGATGCGGGCCTCATTGCGGGTGAGCCATCCGTTCTGGATGCCGCTTTGGTAGTAGGCGGAACGGCTGGCTGCGTCACCGCGCATCAGGTTGGCGAAGTCAAATTCGATTTCGAGTTCATCACCGTCTAGCATCAGGTCCGCTTCGATCGAAGCCTCCCAGCGCTCTGCCCAGGGCGTCATGGTGTGCATGACGAATTCCAGGCTTTGCTGCTCGATGTTGGAAAACGTTGCCCTGTCCAGATCCGCAATCATGTGCGGTGGCACACGGAACAGGCGGGCAATGTCTGTGATCTGGAACTTGCGCAGCTCCAGGAACTGGGCGTCCTTGTTCGTGACGCCCACCTCGTGAAACTTCATGCCGTTCTCAAGCACCAGGACCTTGCCCCGGTTCGAGCCAGACTGCGCCGCCTGGTAGGACTCCCGAAACACCCGCTTGGACTCCGGGTCCTTGAAAGTGCCTGGGAACTCTATCCAGCCTCCCGTGGGTTTGGCATCGTTGGAGAAGAACCTGGCCCCGTAGTCCTGCGCAGCCAGGGCCATGCCCAGGTTTTCTCGCGAAAGATCAATGGGGCTAAGGCCAATCAGCCCATCCGAGGACAGGCCCCTCAGATGCCAAACCTCCCCACGAGGAAGGACGATTTCGGAGCCTGCTTGATCCCGGATGCGGTATCGGTAGTCGCCAGAGGACAGCAACTCCATCCGTACCCGGTCAGGGTGAATCGGGATCAGCTCGGTGATCTCTCCCCGGCTGTTGGCCAGGATCTGACAGAAGGCGTTGCCCCTCAAGGCCAGGTGTCCCTGCAGCATCTCACGCCACTCGAATGGGTTCTGGTACCGGTTGGGCCGTTTGCCCAGCAACTGGTAGAGCCAGTGGTCCGTCACCCGGTCCTTGCCGCCGTCCTTGCGGGGCCGGTAGACCACGAGAGGGAGTGACGCCATGGTCTCCGAGAGGATGCGCACGCAGGCGTAGACCGCCGCCAGGCGCATGGCCGAATCGGCCGAGACACGCATGCCCGAGATGCTTCGCGCCGAGGCCGGCTCAAACCAGAAGTCGCCCCATGGAGATCGGTCACCGCTTGACGCCCTGAATCGATCAAAGAAGCTCAGTAGTCCCATCAGTTCAGAGCAGCATCAATTCGTAGTCGGATCCCAGCACCACGTTCTCACCGGGCTTGATCGCCCGGGAGATCGCCATGATCAGTGCCACGATGCCGTCGATCTTGTTCTCTGCTCGCTCCTTGCGTGGGTAAATGTTGTCTTTGACGTCCAGGTGCGCCACCACGTTGCTGGCCATCCAGGTGAGCACCGGGTCGCCGTCATGGGTGAGCTTTTTCTGAAGCACCAGGGCTTCGAGCGTCTTCATTGGCTCGCTGAAGTTCAGCACCGTCGGACGCACTTCGATCATTGGCAGCCCCTCGGACAGCATCCGGGTTGACAGTTGGGTTGCCTGAAAGGGATCGAAGGCCACCGCCTGCACCTCAAATCGTGAGGCCATCTCCAGCAGGTCTGCCTCGATCCAGCCGAAATCGATCACATTGCCTGGCGTCACGGTCAGGCGACCGGTGCGCATCCAGCCTTCGTACTGACTGTTCCCTGCGGCGCTGACCGTGTCCTCAGGCAGGTAGTACTTGCCAAAGACGGCGTAAGCGTCTGCGATCTCCGGGTGCGGAAAGACCAGCACCAAAGCGGCGATGTCTGTCTTGCTGGCCAGATCCAGTCCGATCCAGCAGGGCGTGCCCGTGAAGGCCTCGATGTCGAGCGTCGGATCGCTACAGGCATCCCATGCCCGCATGTCCATCCAGGCGGTGTCTGCGTTGACCCACTCATTGAGGTGCTTGGTCTTGAAGTTGTTGACTGCGCTGGGCAACTGCATGGCCTTGGCCTGCAGCGGCACCAGAACCTCCGGGCGCACCGAGATGCCCCAGTTGGGATTGGCCTTGATCAGCGCACTCTCGGCAGTCCAGTCATCGCCGTCGTCCAAGCCATAAATGATCCCGAACTGGGAGTCATCCTCAAACACGCCCTCCAGCAATTTGGTCACGAAGGTCCGAACCTCGTAGCAAATGCCAGCACGATTGCTTCCTGCCGTTGTGATCACCCAGAGAAGTGAGTTGTCACGCTTGCCAGTCCCAGTCTCGACCACGTCGTACACGGTGCGCGTCTTGTGCGCATGCAACTCGTCTACGCAACCGAAGTGGATGTTTAAGCCGTCGAGGGTCGAACCCTCTGCCGAGAGCGCCTCGAACTTGGATC